AAGCTTCTGTTTTTCAAAATCAACACCGGTAGCTTCCGAAAAGTATTGTAATTTAGCTGCAGCTTCTGCTGCAATGCCCAACCTTTGTGTTAAATCGACAAAAGTTTTAGCATTTTCTGCATTAACCTTACCTGTAAATCCTAATGCTTCATTAAATTGCAGTTGGGCCTGTACAAGTTTGGTTGTTGTATAAAAGGTATCTCCTGTACTTATTGCTACGCCGGCGAATTCTTTTCTTAAACTTTGAGCTTCTCCGTAAGATAATCCAATTGATTTTTGTAATCCAACAACTTCTGAGTTTACAGTACTTGCTGATTTAGCTATTATTTCAAATATGGCTGCTGGGTCTAGTAAAGCTTTACCAAAACCCTGGGCAAGTGTTGTTAATCCTTGTAGACCTAGCCCAACCTTTGCTACAAAGTTTGTTCCTGCTTCAGTAACGTCTCTTTCTAGTTTTGCTCTCTGTGCAGTTAGATGATTTAATTTTTTAGCTGCTTGTTCCCTATTTGCTTGAAATCTAGCAATAACCGCAGGGTCTGTTGCAGTTTCTAAAACTTCATCTATTCTAGCAATACCGTCAACCAATCTTGACATCTCAGAATTTAACTGAGTGAATTGGCTTTCAATCTCCGGTCTCTTTTTTACAGTTTCAATGAATCTCTTAGAGAGATTTTCCATCTCTTCTACAGCATCATCTATCTTTAAGTATTTTGATATAGATTGTAGACCGGGTAAGGTAGCAAATGCTTTTAAAAGATTTCCAGTAATACCGAGAGAATCTTCAATAGCCTGCTGTTCTTCGTAAGCATATTCAAGCTGTCTCTTTAAAGAATTCTCAAGACCGATATTTGCTTGTAAGATTCCATTAAGTTCTCTTAACCTAATAGTATCTGCTGTTCTCTGTTTTGCAGAAAGAGTTGCATTTTGGAGTCTGTCTTTTAAAATTTCCCTTTCGACTCTTAAATTTTCAAAAGTTATAAATGCCGAATCTCTCTGCTTCTTTAGTTCGGTTGCTGTTAACTTGCCGTATTCACTCTGTCTATTGACTAGCTTCTGGGCAATGTTTGTTAGACTCTGAACTCCTTTGTTAATGTTGCCTATATTGGCTTTACCTTTAGTTAATTCATTAACAATTGCTTGAAATGATTTAAAGGTGTAACCAAGTTCATCGTTTATTTCCTGAATTTCCTTATTAACACTCCCGAGAAGCTGTCTTGCAGCATCAAGGTTTTGCTGCAATTGTCCGGAATTACTTGCGGACTGCTTTAGGTTGTTTAGTAGGTTAACAAAGCCGGCATTATTCGGAGCTAAATTAGCAATCTTAGATTCTAATTCGTTTATGAGTCTTTGTAATTCCTGAATAGTGGCCATAGTTACCTAAGTAGGTTTCTTTATAAATATTTTGCTATTACCTTTTGATATCAGAAGGACCGGATATCTTCTTAAACGCTTCTTTATTTACGTTTCCTGAAGAATCTACTAATTTGGTAGAGTTACCGCTTGTGCTGTTTTCAATCTGTTCTTTTTGAGCAGTGTAATGCTCTTGAATCTTATTGAAGGTAAACTTACGCAGCCAAATTGGCATACTGTAAATAGTGCCGAAATCATAACCTCCCTGGCTATGAAAGCATATTTCGTGAATTTGAGTAAAGAGTCTTAACCTCGCTTGAGGTGCTGTCTCAAAGGTCAGGCCAAAAAAAGCTAAGATCCACAGGGATTGCGACCTCCACCCCGCCGGTTGTTGTAAAGACTGTATTAACTCCTGGTTGATTAGTGTTTACGTGCTTTCTAAAAGCTCTTGCATCTCTGGCAAGGAAGTAATTATCTACAAAATCCCTAATTGTCTTAGGGTTACTATCTCCTTCTACTGAGGTGATCATGTACTTTAACCTTGTTGATACTTCTGAAGAGCTATCTTTGTTTACTTTTCTTAGACCTTCTATTTCTCTTTCGATTGTTTTCTCATCTCCGTGGGTTAGAATCTTATAAGTAATTTTAGTTCCTGTGCTTTCTACTAAGTATTCAAAATTATTTTCACCTTTTTTAAATTTCTTCTCGTCAAAAGGCTTAGAATCCAAGGTAGTTAGATCTACTGTGTAGGATTCTCCTGCATAATTAAACTCGTAATCTTTTCCGTATCCTAAAACCCGGGCTGCAATAAGGATTGCATCTTTATCTCCGATTAAAAGATCGTCGTAATTAATCTCAGATACAATTAAGGATTGTACTAGTTTATCAACAACGATTCCTTGTTTGATATAAGACTGGTTGGTAAGGATATCTTCTTCCTTTGCAGTCATATACTTCATTTCAATTTTACCGGATGATAAAGGATTTGATTCTGGGTAGAAAAATCCCTTTGATGGAAGTTCAACGACTTCGGTAGGCATTTTAAATTCTGACATATACTTATTAGTTACAACTATTCTCTTATAAATATATATGAATTAGGTTTATACGTCAACTAAAACGTAATTTCCCTTGTAATTCATAACGTTGGTAGGTGACCAATCAATCTCATCTGGATCAATACCTGATTTTTTGAATGCTTCTTTTAGACTGGTTAAAAACTGCTTTAGTTTATCTGAAAGTTTAGGATCTAGTTCTCCTCCGTAGATTAAATAATCTTCTGCCTTAGCTCCATTAGTTGCAATCTCCTGTGCTTCCTGCTGTGCTAACTGCTCGGCATTTGTCATGTCAATCACACCAGTCTTACCTCCGGCTAGTCTCTCTACTTTATAGATAGGGATGATGCATGAGAAAGAATGGTTTAACAGTTTCTCAGCGTGTTCTAGCTCATCAACATCCGTAGTAAGCTTCTTTACGTCGGATCCTTTTTCCATTACAATGCCATTATCTCCACCTCCTACTTTTGTATAGCCGTCTTTCTCTAATTCGTATTGTTTGGCTTTTAAAGCCGGTGGCATAACCAGTTCGTTTAAGATATCTATGAGTTTCATGTAATAAAAAAGCCCTCTCTAATAAATAGGAGGGCTCTTTCTTTAAGGTTAAGTTTAATTAGAAGTTCAATACGCAGTAGTCCATTCCGATGTTCAAGGTGATGTTCTGTGCTTCTGCATCAGTATCCCAGTTTAGATCGGCAAATTTCGCAGACTTAATGAATGCTCCTTTAACAATCCATTCTGAAACGATATCACCTACGGGACCTAAGATGTCGATAGTCAAATCTTTCTTGTAGAAGTCAGAATAACCATCGCGACCGGTTACTGATTCGTGACCTAAACGTACCCACTCCATTACGGCTTGAGCTCCAGAAGGAGTAATGGGATCGTAAAGGGTCATTGAAATATCAGACCATTTAGTTTTTCCTTTTACTTTTCTGTATATGTTAATGTGATTCAAAGTAATTTCCTCACTTGTAGTTTCCAACCCACTAACTCCTTTAATGAAGTAAGCAGGAATACCGTCTACATACATTATAAATCTATTCGCTACTTTGGGTTCAAAGGCGGTGAAGAATATTTCGTTTGCGCTTAATACTGCCATGTTATTTTATGTTTATCAGTTATAAATATCTATTAACCTGGGAATGTAGCTCCTGTTGGTGTTAAATTGAAGTCAAGGTAGATGAATTCAGCAGTCTTGGTGGGCTGTAAATAAATCTGACCAATTAACTCGTTTCTGTCGATTACATCAGCAGTGTTGTTAGAGTCATCCATTACTACTTTGAAAGCGTAAAGACCTTGTCTCTGCTGTACAGAAGCCAAGTATGGATTAACCTGTGCCAAGAAGCTGTTTCTAGTTGCGATAGTGTTCTGTTCGAATACTAAGTTATCAGCAATCTGAGAAATGTAATCTTTAACTGTGATCAACAATCTTCTAACGTTTACCCGATCCAAAGCAGATGCTTTTTTCTGTAATGTCTTCTGACCGAATACTACAACGCCTTGGTTAGGGAAAGTAGCGATTGGGTTAACATTACCTTGGTATAAAGAATCTCTGTCACCTTGAGTTAATTTTCTTTCAGCTCTTACTACTGTAGATAGACCGCCTCTGTTAAATCCAGCAGGTGCAAACCAAGCCTCAGTTGAGTTATCGTTGAATGCATATACTGCAGGGATCAAAGTAGAAGCAGGTGCCCAAACAGCATTTCCTGAATCAGGATCTGATGCTTGAATCCAAGGCCAGTAAGTTGCACCGTATGAGGTATCCATTCCTAATGCTTGAGTGGTTACTGCAGATAAGCTGCTTCCGTAAGGAACCATATCAACTACTGCTAAATTGTCACCTCTGCTTTGTGCATTTGATACTACTGTAGAGATTTGAGTTGCAGCACTTACTCTGTTCAAACCTGGCATTGAAATTACGTTGTACTGATATTCGTCAGGATTGGCAAGTAAGTTTAACATTACTGTGTAGTCGCTACCTGTAACACCTTGTGAATCTGCGTTAGCAGTCAAACCAGCATTTTCGTAGAATAAAGCTGTTCTCTGTGAGAAAGGAGTTCCTACTGCACCACCAAATGATCCAGAAGAAGCTGCTGGTAATGAACTAGTGTATTGAGACTTAGCAGTTCCGTTGTTATCGAAGTAGTTTGGAGTTTGGAAGTTAACTGCTTTTACTCTTACATAAGAAGAAGCATTAGCGAATGAACCAGAAGTTTGAATATAATAAGTTGAACCGTCTGATGCAATGTTTTGAGTTTGATCACCAAGTACTCTTGCGATGTAGTTAGAAGCTTTAGGATCTAATGATAAGTTAGTCCATGTTTCTAAAACAACTTTTGAGTTGATAGTGTCATCACCTTTTCTGATTAACAATGAGAAAGTTCCTGATGCTGTGTTAGGACTAACGATTTCCCATCTGATGTTGTCAGCAGATCCTGAAGGTAAGGTGTTTCCTGATCCTTCACTTGAGGTGCTGTTCATGATAGTACCCTTAGATAAAGTCTCTAATACAAAAGGACTAACACCTGCAGTTAATCCACCTGCTGATCCTGTTGGGATCAAAGAAGATGAAGCGGCTGTGTAAGCACCGTTTGTAATTCTACCCACTAGCAAAGAATCACCGCCGTTCTGGAAGTAATTATAAGCTGCTACTGAGGTAAAGTAGGTATAGAAGTCTGAACCTGATTGTATCGTGGTTCCAAATTTGTTCTGGTATTCTGAGTAAGTAGTAACGACGGTCGGTACTGTCGGGCCTTTAACTGTAGGTCCTAAGATGGCTGCTCCGGCCTGAATAGGCTGGGCGGTCAAGAACGACTGATCGTTTTCTCTTGCTAAAACACCAGGTGATAATAAAGTTTCTGCCATTTTATTTTAGTTTGTTAGATAGTTCTAATATAAATAGTAAATAGACCTTCAAAAAGTTATTGAATGTCGTTGATATTACTAACCGCTTC